CGAGGAGATGTCGCAGGCTGACCCGGCTCCGGTCGAGGTCGTTGCCGAGGTGCGACCCAGCGGAGGTCTCACGGCATTGCGTGCGGCGACTGCCCCGGCTATGATCGATGTTCCATCCACTCCGGTCGCGGCTCCTGCCGTGGCTGACCAATCCCCCGGAAGGGTTGGGAGCGCCGCTTCGGCTGGCGCTCCCAGCCTCCCGGAGGAGGTTGAGGGCGACGAGAGGGATCCGGGCTACGAGGTGTTCGTGATCACGGACGCGGAGTACGCGACCTCGCGGGGCGCGAACCCGCAGGAGTTCCTGCGCGTCACGGCGCACGACGGCAGCAAGTACTGCTGCTGGGACACCAACCTGTTCCAGCGGATCGAGGAGTGCGTCGGGCTGGAGGTGAAGGCGGTCGTGCAGTTCCCGCCGCCGTCCACCGCTGCCCGTGGCGCGAAGCCGAAGATCGTGCAGATCCTCGCGTCGCGTGAGGCTGCGAAGCGGGAGGAGGTGGACGATGCATCCATCCCGTTCTGAATTCGGCGGTTCGTTCGGGGGCGGCGCAAGCCGCCCCCTGACGGACGCGAGCATGATCGCTCGCCGCACCGACCCGGCGACATCGCACGCCGCCGCCGCCGACATCGCCCCGAAACTGGGGCGCATTCAGGCTGCGCTGCTCGATGCGTTCCGGGCGTACCCGGACGGTCTCACGCCCGACGAGGCGGAGGAGCGTGCTGGTCTCCATGTGGGTGCGCGTCGCCGCGTCAGCGAGTTGCACAACGCTGGACTGATCGAGCCGACCGGGGATGTCCGTCCCGGCAGGGCTGGCAAGGCGCAGCGTGTGTTCGTGTTGGTCCGCTCGACTCCGAGCGAATTCCTCTTTCCGGTTGGGGGTGTCCGATGATGGTTGAATGCACGGTCGATCTGTCGAACATGAAGAAGGGCGAGTTGCACTACGGCGCGAGCGCGTCGTTCTCGATGGAGGCGGCGCTCGGTGTCGAGATGATCCGGAGGGCGATGCTCGCAGCCCTGATCAAGACCATCGAGGAGATGGACGGCGCGGCTCGACCCGGAGACTTCTGCGGGATCGACACCAAGAAGATCACGCTTGGCGTGCGGAGCGGACGGCGTAGCGCTTCTCTGTCCATCGACTTCGATATCTTCGGGAATCCGGACGATGCCAAGGACTGCATCCTGCGCTGGATCGACGGCGATGCCATCGGGGGGGTGGTCGAATGAGCCTCCCGTGGTTCCCGCTGTACGCCAACGACCTCGCGCTCTCGACGGCGACGATGACCCCGTCGTGCCTCGGCTCCTACATCCGGCTGCTGTGCTACGCATGGAGCGCCGGGGGAATCCCGAACGACTACGAGATCTGCTCGCGCATCGCGGTCGGCATGACCCCGAGCGAGTGGAACGAGATCCGTTCGCGGTTTGAACTGGTTGCAGAACCAGACAGCGCTGTCGAGAAGTTGATCAACCCGCGCATGGAGCGGGAGCGCCAGCGCACCGCCATCATCCGGGAATCCCGGAAGCGTGCGGCGGAGCGAACGAACGCGAAGCGCTGGGGAGTCGGTGAGCGAGTCGGTGACCGACCCGGTGAGCAAGTCGCCGAGCGGTCGTATCCACATTCACATTCACATACTGATCAGTCTGTACATACAGTCGGTCAGCGAATCGGTGACCGAACACCACATGATGCTGCTGCTCAATTGCAGCGGATCGCAAAGGAGGCTGGCAATGGGCGACGAGCATGACGCAGGGGACGAACACCGTGAACCCGAGATCCCGTATCCGCACCCAACGCGATTCGTTCGCTACGGACAAGGACCAGCCGACTACTGGGAACCCATTTACTTCAGACAGGAGAGAGACCGTGACTGACATCGACAGACTGCATCAGGTGCGGGCGCTGGAGATCGCGCTCGCCAACCGCAACCGCGAACTCCAGCGTGTGCGCGACGAGCGCGACAGGTACAAGGCTGCGCTCATTGCCATCATCGAGAACAAGCGGGACGAACCATTCGCGGGAGACTTCGCGACCGATGTGCTTCGCGGGATGACTGCCGACGAGTACGCCCAGCAGATCCGGCTGGGTCACGCCGAGGTGGCACGCAAACTCTACGAGGGACAGGGATGACGAACGACAACCCGTACACCTACGCACTCACCGCCGACCCTGACAAGCCGCTGCGCGAGGCGCGAGAAGAGATCAAGCGCCTCACCGCCGAGCGCGACGAGGCGAGGCGGATGTATTGCGGGCGGGTATCCCGCGATGTGCCGCTTGATGCGTTTGATATTGCGAAAGACCACGGTTGGGATTGCTTTCCACAGGAGGACGAGCCATGTTCAGTAACACCTGCGCCATGACACTCGCACAGAAGTCCGACCGCATCCTCGCCCACACGCGAGGCTTGAGCGGAGCGACACCGAACGCCACGCAACTCATCGAAGAACTGCGGTCAGCGTTGGAGGAAAACATGAAGGAAGTGCAGCGGCTACGGAAGGAGGACGGCAAGTGAGCAAGAAGAAACCAAAGACGATTGATGCTTCCTGCCCCGTTACGTTGATGGGGTGCGAAGGAGAAGTGATCGTGGAGATGACTCCGACCGAAGCAGTTTCGATGATCGAAAAGGCATGGCAGGAAAACAGGCGACTGCGGCAGGAGAACGCAACCCTCACCGCCGAGCGCGACGAGGCGAGGATGAGATTGGCGGAGGCGAAGACCCGGATGGTGCGGCTGCTGTCGCAGTTGCAGGAACTGGAAGCGAGGGAGCAATGAGCGACGAACCGCAGATCGTGCTGCTCGCCGATGGATTCGGTCGTGCGTTCATCGGCATGGTCAGCGAATGGAACGGACACACGCGATCCGTCTACGACTACGAGAAGTGCGTCCGCGTCCTGATGCGGCGCGACAAGATGACGGAGGAGGACGCTCGCGAGTACATGGAATTCAATGTGGTCGGCTCGTATGTGGGAGAGGCGACACCGTTGTTCGTCAGACGAATGAAGATCGAGGAACTCATCTGAATCGATTGGGAGAGACACATGGACAAGCCCACATACCTACAGACTTGGTCACTCATCACAAGCCTATGGAACGAATGGTGTCCGAACGACGCGACGGCTCGGCTCTGCGCCGAGCGCTGGTCGGAACTGCATCAGGACAAGTTGCAGGACGCTGCCAAACTCCACAAGATGGAGGCAAGCGGACAGTACAAGGAGCCGAAGATCCACCGCATCATGGAGATCTACTCGTCGCGCACGACGCAAGCATGGGCGACGAGCGAGCCAGCGAAGCAGGAGTGGTCGTGCGACGGTCCGACCCCGCACGAACTCGCCGAGTGGGATCGCTGGGCGGATGACATCCTCGCCGATGTCAGCGAGGAGGAACTGAAGGCGGCGCAGGAGATCGCGCCTGTCTCCGGCAAGCGCGTGCTGGCGTGCGCCGTGGACTACATCCGCAAGCGCAGGGCTGGCATCAGCGTGCTGCCGGAAAGGTCGGGTGCGCGATGAGGGTTCCCGACACATCCTTCGTTCATCGGATGGACATGACGGTCCGCGAACGGCTGACGGTAGTCGAGGGCGAACTCGGACGCGCCATCCAGCGAGAGTCTCGCAGGGCTATGGAGGTTTCCTCGTTCGATGAGATGATGGACGAGGTCATCGCGGAACTGCGCGAGATAGCCGAACTCAAGTTGTGCAGCGGTCCCGTGCGTCGGCGGATGATCGCGCTCGCCCTCCGCACCGAGAAGGACATCAAGGGCATCTTCGACGGGAGGGAGTATGAGCGGCGCAAGCGACGAGCGGACGATTGAACTGCCGCTTCCTCGGGTGCAGGGATCGAACTCCCGTTCCCATTGGACGGTCCGATCCAACACCGCCAAGTCGGACAGGTATGTCGCGTTCGGGACCGCCCGGACCCTCGTTCCTCGGAAGCCCCTGTCGCAAGCCCATGTGGTGATCGATTGGCATTGCCCGACCAAGCGGCTCATCGACTGCGACAACGCCCTGTCCCGGTGCAAGTCGTACCTCGACGGGCTGACCGACGCTGGCTGGTGGACCGATGACAGGGCTATCAGGACCGTCACCATCACCGTCCATCCCGCCTCCCCGGAACGCCGGGGTTGTGTGCGGATCCGCGCTGCCGCGCTTTAGGATGGCGGGGTCCAGCCTCTTCGCAAGGATGCCCCCGGCGCGTTGCCGGGTCTAGCGCGGCTGGAACGACAGCCCCCGGCGTGAGCCGGGGGCTGTTCGTTGGGGCAGGGCTGGCTGTCAGCGTCGCCGACCGTAGGGGTAGGGGGTGACGGGCGGAGCGCCGTCCTCCCATGCCCAAGGGTCAAGCGAGCGCCGCCGGGACCGCCCGTCGCAGCCGGGGTAGGCGGGGCGGCGCTCCAGCCCCCAAGGGTTGGTCGCGCTCCAGCCGGGGAGGCGGTCGAAGCCGTCGCCGATCCAGCCGCCGCCGGGGGTCGGGATCGCGATGCCGCCGTCCCATGCCCAGCCGCCGCCGGGTACGGGCAGGACGAACGAGCGCCCGGTCGAGAAGCCTCCGCCGGGGAGGGGTGCGACGAAGTCGGACAGGCTGATCAGGGTTGCGAGCAGGACGAGTTGCATAGGGTTCTCCGAAGTGTGAGGTGGAAACGAAAGCCCCCCGGCACGATGCCGGGGGGCGGGGGGCGAGCGGGTTCAGGTCACGCGACCAGTTCCACGGCAGCGTCGAGCGCCGTCGCGACATCGTCGGCGACCGTGCCGTCCCATGCCGCGTAGGTGCGGACCGCGCTGTCCTTGGTGCGGACCGACTCCTCGGCGCGGGAGTGCTGGATCCAGTTGGTCATCGCGTTCGCGGCGACCCACAGGTTCGCGCCGAACTGCTGGGACTCCGCGTCGAACACGCGAGCCGCGTGTGCAAGCCCAGCGACCGCTCGCTCGCGGCGGCGCTCCTCCCAGCCGTTCTTCGGGTTGCTGGGGATCTCGCCGTCGAGGCGCTGCACCACATCGACCCACAGATCCTGCACCTGTTGCCGGGTGACCGGGGTCTTCGCCAGCGTCCGGGCGACGGTCGCGCCCTTGTCGATGGTGTTCTCCCAGTTCTTGATGCACTTCGCCAGTTCCTCGACGCGGGTGTTGAGGTTCAGCGTGTGGCGGAAGGACATCGCGTTGCGGCGAGCGCCGAGCGCGAGGTGGAAGGTGTTGCTGCACACGACGCGGATCCCGGTCGGGATCGCCTTCAGCGCGAGCGAGCCGTCGTGACCGTTGGCGAGGAACAGGTACGGCACGGTCTCGTCGCCCTTGCAGCCGAACTCGACCGTCTTGCCGCGCAGCAGCATCCACACCCGGCGACCGCCCCGGATGGACCCGGCGGTCTCGACCTCGACCGTGCCGTCGGCGGCGGAGCGCAGACCGTAGGCGAGTTCGGCGAGTTGCGCGTTCTGAAACGGCTGGTAGTCGGGACCGACCACACCCAGCACGGTCTTGGTGTCCGAGCGCAGCAGCACCTTGGCGCTGTCGGTCGAGACCCGGTACTCGTCCTGCTCCCCGGCGTTGAAGACCCCGGTGATCGCGTCGGACTGCTCGACCTCCCACTCCAGCCCCGCGATGCGGAGCGCCGAGAACGGATTCATCGCGCCCTGCACGACGGTCCCCATGCCGTGCCAAGCGCCGTCGTTCGCGAGCGCGAGACCGTCGATCTTCGTGAGTTCGTGTGCCATGTGAGTGTCTCCCAAACTGTGAGCGCCGCAGCGCTCGGTTGCCCCTTGACTCGCGCCACGCGGCGCGTGTGTTGGGTTGCAGGAACTATAGCACAAGTCTCACAGGGCTGCAAGGGGTTCTTCGGAAGGAAAGCAAAGCCCCCCGGCATCGAGCCGGGGGGCGTGATTCTGACAGGGCTGTCGGAAGTCGGTTCAGTCGCCGTACCAACGCTCCATGTGCCGAGCCTCCCACTCGCCCCGAGCCTCGCGCTCGCCCTGCCACGCCGCGCAGTCGGCGGCGCTCGCCCCGTACCGCGTCCCGTACTCCTCGGAGACACGCTCCAGCACATCGTCCAGCGCCTCGGCTCGGCGCAGTAGCCGCGCCAGCCGCAGCCCGAACGCCCCGTCGCGGGACATGGACCGGAGGGTGTTGCCGTCCATCTTCCAGCGCTGTGCAGCCAGCCAGCACAGCGCATGGGCGACGCTGGTGAACTGAAGGCGACCCGGCTTGATCGGTTCCTGCCCGATGCGGGTGCTGTAGGCGTTCAACTCGGCGAACGCCCGGTGGATCAGGCGCTGGTGCGCGATCATGGCGTGGCGCTCGATGCGGTCGAGGCGGCGGTAGGACGAGCGGCGGGTGATGGTGAGGTTCATGGGTCTCTCCTGTGGTGCGTTGTGCGTTGCCGCGATGGCAAGCCCAAGCCCCCCGGCTCGCGCCGGGAGGCGAGGGCGAGTCACCGCATCACGCGCCCGTGCCGTACTCCTCGCCGCTGATCGGGTCGCAGTCGGACAGGAGCGCAGTCAGGATCGCGGAGCGCTGCTGCTTGGTCAACTTGCGCTCTTTGTGGTCGGTCGCGCACAGGTCGCAGACGATGCAGCCGCGCAGCGCGTCGGCGATCCTGTCGAACCGCCACGCCTCCAAGATCGCCGCGAACCCGTCGCGCACGATCTCGCAAGCGAGGTCGCAGGAGTCATCGCTGGTCGAGGCGATGCGAGCCGCGTTCATCACCGCCAGCGCCGTGCTGCGCTCGCACGGGGTGTCGTACAGGGACAGGGTGCGGTCCCGGACCTCGACGGTGAACGACGGACCGTCGCCCATCGTCGCGAACACCGTCACCACCGGGCGGTTGCGCGTTCCGGTGAAGAGGGCGCTGACGCGGATCCCGGTGTCGGTGGCGAACTGAAGCGTGAAGTCGATGCTGTCCATGTGTCTCTCCTAGCAGGGTGTTGTGGTGCGCTTCACAGCGAAGCGCCTCGTCCCCCCGCGTGACCGGGGGGTGAGGCGTGGCGCGGTGTCAGTCGAATCGGGGGCAGTCGGAGTCGCCGCACAGCGACATTCCCGGCTCGCACTCGCGGTCGCAATGGGGGCAGCGGCGCGGCTCCGGCTGCGCGTCGCGGTTCCACTCCTCGGCGCACCACTCGCCGAGGCGGATGAGCGCTGCCAACTGGGTGCGACCAGCGCACTCCATGAGCGCGTCGCCGCACGGTCCCTGCGTCTGCGCGATCCACGACCCGCGCTTCACGAAGGTGACGCGGATGCGCTTGTCGTACAGGTTGCGGCTGCGCTCGATGATGCCGTAGCGCTTGCGCGTTCCGCCGCGTCCGCGCCGTCCGGCGTTGCCGTTGTCCACCTCGGTGTAGATGCGGCAGTTGAAGCCGCGCTTGGTGTCGGAGTGGAAGAGGGGGCTGGTGTAGGGGTCGTGCATGGTGATGCTCCTGGGGTGGTGCGTTGTGGTGTGTGGTCAACGGTGATCGGCGCAGCGCTTGTAGAAGTCTTCGCTCCATGCGTCGGAGACCGCGTTCATCCCGAAGTCGGCGACCGACTCCTCGGGCGAACAGGTGAGGTTGCTCGGGAACATGAAGGTGACCCAGCGCCCGTCGGCGTTGCCGTCGGGTCCGATGATGCTGAAGGTCGCGATCTCGATCTCGTAGACGGCGCGGATGATCTCGATCACGCGCTTGGTGCGGAAGGTGCAGAGGTCTTCGCACTCCTCCTCCTGAAGCGTGAAGGTGAAGCCGCGCTTGGTGTGCCAGCGCACGAAGTCGGCGATGGCGCACAGCGGGTCGCGAGCGATGCGGTTGCAGCGAGCGGTCTTGCGGGTCTCGTAGTCGGTCTCGATGGTCATTGTGATCTCCTTGTGGTGTGGTGTGTGATCAGGACAGGCGGAGGGACGGACGGAGGTTGCACAGCGCGGCTTCAAGCGCTGCTCGCGCTGCGGCTCGGTGTGCGCTCGTTTCGCGGCAAGCGCTGTGAACGCTCGTCGTTGGTTCGTCGCACGACGGGGTCAGTCGGTAGGCGCTGTGGACCGCGTTGTCCAGCGCCGCTGCCTTGATGAAGTCGCGAGCCGCGTGTGCAGCGTCGGAGTACGCATCGCCGTTCACATTGGCGAGGTCAGCCGTGCAGCCGAGCGAGAGGAGCGCCGCCCGTGTTGCGTCCTCATGGTCGCGGCAAGTTCCCGAGAGCAAGTCGCACAGGCTGATGAACTGGGTCGCCCAAGCGGGGGTCTGAATCGGCGCGGTCTTGCGGGTGGTCTTCATTGGTGTCTCTCCGGCTGGTGTTGCTAGGCCTGTGGGAACACTCCCACAACGCACCACAAGAGTACCACACAGGGCAGGGAAGGCAAGTAGGTAAATCCAGCCGGAATTCGATGGATTCAGCCCAAGGTGTGGTAAGCCCATCAGCATGGCAGACCAGCCCAGCCAGCCGTTGAAGAAGCGCGGACCCGGCAGACCGCCCAAGTCCGCAGCCGGGGATATCGCGGCTGCAAAAGAGGCGTGGCTCGCAGCGTTCCCCGAGCATGGCTGGGACGAGGCTTGCCGCATCGCTTGCATCAGCACGAACACGCCGTCGTACTGGCGACGCACCGATGCCGAGTTCCATGCAGCGCTTGAAGCGCTCGATGTCGAGATCGCGGACCGCTACGAGAAGATCGCCGACGAGGCGATCAAGGGACAGCGGCAGATGGATCGCAGCGCTGCGACGCTGCTGATCTTCCGGCTCAAGGCGCTGCGACCGCGCAAGTACCGCGAGGGCATCCGCATCGAACACACGGGCGCGGACGGCGGATCGATCAAGGTCGAGAACGGCGACGCTGGCGCTGGCGCTCGGATGCTGCGCGAGTGGGGAGCGCGGATCGGTGTCGAGCGGAACTGATCGCATCGTCGCGCTGCGCGAGCGCGTGTACAGCGCGAACGCGAGAGAGCAAGCCGATCTTCGCGCAGCGTTCTCTGAAGACTTCGCAGCGTGGTGTGAGTGCTGCGCGTGGACCTACCGCGTGAAGGAGATCGACGCGACGGGACGCGAGCGCCCGGTGGTCGCGCCGCACACGCCGTTCATCCTGTGGGACTGCCAGCGCGATGCGGCTCGCGAGATCATCGACGGCATCGAGACCGGACGCGATGTCGTGATCCGCAAGACGCGAGACATGGGCGCGTCGTGGCTGGTGTGCGCCGTCGCCGTGTGGGGCTGGATGTTCAAGGGCTGGCAGTCGCTGCTCGTCAGCCGCGTCGAGGATCTGGTGGATCGCACGGGCGACCCCGACTCGCTGTTCTGGAAGGTTGACTACCTGATCGCGGGGCAACCGTCGTGGCTGCTCCCGGCAGCGCCGGAGAAGTTCGCCAAGGGCGGCGAGTGGCGGCAGCACATGATGCTCCGGCATCCCGTCAGCGGCGCGACCGTGGCTGGCATGGCATCGACCGAACACATCGGGCGCGGCGGTCGGCGAACGCTCGTCCTGTTCGACGAGTTCGCGGCGCTCGACCACGCCGACGCTGCATGGCGCTCCGCAGCCGACTGCACCAGTTGCCGCATCGCTTGCTCGACTCCCATCGGCGCGGGAACGGAGTACGCACGGCTGGTGAGTGTTGCGCGTACCACAGGCGAGCCGAGGCTGGTCGAGTTGATGTACTGGCAGCATCCCGAGAAGGGACGCGGCGCTGTGCAGCGCGTTGACATCGACGGCAGCGTGACCGGGTTCGCCGGATCGACCTTCACATGGTCGCCGTGGCTGTCGGACCAGTTGCGTCGCCGCGACCGCATCGACCTCGCGCAGAATGTCTTCGCCGAGAGCGTCGGCAGCGGCGCGTCGTTCTTTGCATCGCACATCGTCACACAGCACCGCGAGGAGTTCGGCAAGGTCGGCAAGCGCTGCGAGGTGATCAACGGCAAGTTGGAGCCGCAGCCGCAGGGACGATGGCGCGTGTGGGCTGCACCTGATCGCGTGTGCGAGTATGTGGTGTTCATCGATCCGTCCTACGGCACGGGCAGCGCGAACGCGGCGGTGTGCATCATGGACGCGAACAAGCGCGAGACCGTCGCCGAGTTCGTGGATCCCAACCTCGCGCCCTACGACCTCGCGCTGGAAGTCGCACAGGCTTGCCGCAAGGTGTGGCGCGGTCGGCGCGAGCCGCTGATCGGCTGGGAGACCAACGGTCCCGGCGCTGCGATGCAGCACGACTTCGACCGGGCTGGCTGGCGCAATGTCTTCCGGCAGCGGCAGGAGGGGACGCTGACCGAGGCGAAGACGATGCGCGTCGGCTGGACCAGCACCAAGCGCACGAAGCGCTCGCTGCTCGGCAACCTCGCACGGCAACTGGCGCAGGGCGAGTGCGTCGTGCGGAGCGAGGAATGCCTCGACGAGATGCTGGAGTATGTGGTGATGGACGATGGCAGCATCGAGGCTGGGTCACGGCGCGACGAGGCGAGCGGTGCGCGTGAGTCGCACGGCGACCGCGTCATCGCGCTGGCTGGCGCTCTCATGCTGTGCGATGAAGTGGGGCAGCCGATCCCCGAGCAACCCGAGTTCGGCGAACACTCGCTCGGGTCGATCCTCAAGCACTCGGAGGTGATGCATGGCTAGGAAGAAGGGACCGTCGCTTGCCGTCGGTCGCGGCGAGAAGTTGCCAGTTTCCAAGGGCGCTGGGCTGACTGCAAAGGGTCGTGCGCGGTACAACCGTGAGACCGGGAGCAAGTTGCAGGCTCCGACGAAGGACAAGGACAACCCGCGCCACAAGTCGTTCTGCGCTCGGTCCCGGTCGTGGACCGGGGAGCGCGGCAAGGCTGCACGCAAGCGCTGGGGGTGCTGACGATGGCGAAGAACTCTCTGGTCGGCAACATCAACCGTCGCAAGCGCCTTGGGATCTCGCGCCCCAAGTCGAAGTCAACCGTCAGCGCGAAGTCTTACGCCGCCATGAAGCGCGGCTGGAAGGGCAAGTGATGCCGAAGGTCGGAAAGAAGTCGTTCCCGTACACCGCCAAGGGCAAGAAGGCTGCTGCCTCCTTCGCCAAGAAGGTCGGCAAGAAGATGACGAAGGGCAAGGGCTACTGATGCCGTTCAAGAGCAAGGCACAGCAGCGCATGATGTTCGCCACCAATCCCCGCATGGCTCGCGAGATGGCAAGCAAGACCAAGAGCATGAAGTCGCTTCCGGCTCGCGCCGCGAAGAAGACCGCACGCAAGGCAAGCAAGAAGGGAGGCAAGCGATGAAGAAGGGCAAGAAGAAGGGCGGCAAGAAGTGCTGATCAAGTGCAGCAACGGTGTGCTGGTCCCGCTGACCAGCATCGACAAGTGCGTGGACAAGGGCGACTGCATCGTCGTGTATGTCGATGACGAGACCCACTTCGCACGCGGCGAGGACGCGGAGGTCATCCGCTCGCTCGTCGCACACAAGGCAACACAGGAGCAGCCCAAGGCTGCGAAGGAGCAGAGTCATGTACGGAAAGAAGAAGGCATCGCCAGCATCCCGGTCTTCCCGCAAGGTGGGAAGCGCAATGTCCCGTCGCGGTGACAAGGGTCACGCTGGCGGCGGTTACGGCGGCGGCATGGGTGGCGGCATGGACGGCGGCAAGAAGGGCGGCTACCACCGCAAGGGAGTTCGCTGACCATGCTCAAACTCGATCTGCATTCGATGATGCGGGAGGTCGAGGCGGCGGAGGACTTCCGCGACCAGCATCTGTCCGAGTGGCGAAGGCTGATCGAGCGATTCCACGGTCCCGCCTACCGTGCAATCGACACCCATGAGGACGATCCGGAGAACTTCGTGCATGAGTATGTGGCGCTTCTGCTGCCGCGCATCGTGCATGACGCTCCGAAGGTGCGCGTGAAGAGCGCTCGCCCTGTCTCGCAGTCGATGACCGCCGGGTTGCTTCAGGTCGGCGTGAACCGCTGGTGCAAGATGACCAAGGTTCGCAACACGCTTGAGCGCATCGCGACGGATATGTTGCTCGCCTACGGTGTCGGTCTCGTCGTGAACGAGCCGCGCAAGGGCTACCGGGAGATCGATGGCGCGGAGCCGTTCCTCCCGCGCCTGTACCGCGTCAGCCCGGATCGCTTCTTCATGGATCCGGCGGCGACGAACATGGAGGACACCCGGTACATGGGTCATTGCTGGGTGATCGACCGCGACGATCTGCTCGCGCAGGCGGAGCAGGAGGACGGCTGGGACACCGAGGTCATCAACCGCGTCGCCGACAACAGCGGCATCGACGAGGTGCGCGAGGGCTACTCGGGCAAGCGCGAGATCCCGGACCGGAAGGAGATGGTGGTCTACGAGGTGTTCGTGCCGGAGGTGCGCGACGATGACATCGAGGAGATCGATGCGACTCTCGGCGCACAGGTGTTCAGCGGCACGATCTACACGATGATCAAGGGTCAGAGCGCGGACGGCAAGAAGTCCGATGCCGGGTTCGTTCGCAAGCCTCGCCCGTACTACGGACCGCGCACGGGTCCGTACACGGTGTTCGGCGTGTACACGGTCCCCGACGATCCGTATCCGCTGTCGCCGATCATGGCGCTGGTCCCGCAGATGGACGATGTGAACCACCATCTGCGCTCGATGCGGTACAGCGCCAGCGCGTACAAGCGCATCATCGCGGTGGACAGCCGCAACGCGAAGTTGGCGCAGGACATCCGAGACAAGGACGATCTGTATGTGGTGCTTGCCGACGGCATTGACCCGACTCAAGTCGTTCCTATGGAGATCGGCGGCATCACTCCGCAGCAAGTTCAGTACTCGGCGATGGCGCAGGACAGGCTCGACCGTGTCTCCGGCATCCACGACGCGATGCGAGGCAACATCACGGGTCAGCCGACGGCTACCGAAGTCAGCGTTGCGGAAAGTGCGTCTGGGATGCGTATGGCGCACCTGAAGCGCCAGTTTCAGGAGTGCGTCAACGAGGTCATGCGAAATGTCGCGTGGTTCATGTTCCACGACCGCAAGGTGGTGTTCCCCGTCGGCGAGGACGGCGTGGCGATCATGGGCGAGCCGGAGCCGATGTTCAGCGCCTCGGCGATGGTCGGCACATTCGATGACCTCGACATCGACATCGAGGCGATGAGCATGGAGCGCGTCAGCGACATGGTGTTGCAGAAGCGAGCGCTGGAGATGCTGCAACTCGTCGGCACGCTGTCGCAACAGGTGGTCGCCGCTCCCCATGTGAAGTGGAACGATGTGATGTCGATGGTCGGCGATGCGATGAACATCCCGAACCTCGCCGATCTCATCGACCAGCAGCGTGTAATGCAGATGCAGCAGGGTGCAGCGCAAGCCCCACAGGGAGCGCAGGGCGAGAACGCGCTCCAGCAAATTCTTGCACGAAACAAGAGGTAATGCAGATGCCAAGTTACGCTTTCATCGACGAGTCCACGGGAGCGTCCTGCGAACTGGTGTTCGCAATGAAGGACGCGCCGCCGATTGGAGCAACCGTCGAGGTTGATGGGAAGCGACTCGTTCGCGTCGTGTCCGACTTCCAAGTCGATCCGGCTACCAACAGATCGCAGTACCCGTATGTGAGCAGTTCGCTTCCGCGCAGACTTGCCGGATGCAAGACGAACTCACAGGGCAAGCCCATCATCGAGTCGCGCCGCCATGAGCGCAATGTCATGGCACAGCACGGTTACGAGAAGGAATAGGACACCATGAGTGAACCCGAAATCCAGAATGAGGACACCGAGGTCGAGAAGACCGAGGACATCGCACAGCCCAACGAAGCCTCGGCGCGTGACGCTGATGACGATGTCTTGGACAGGCTCTTCGCCGACGATGTCGAGGAGACCGTGCCTGATACCGCGCCCCCTGCGATGAGCAAGGAGCGCGAGCGTGCCATTGCGACTCTCAAGCGGGACGGAGTCCCCGACGAGATCCTCGCGACCGTTAGCGAAGACACCCTGATGGGCTGGGCTGAAAAGGCTTCCAAGCGTCAGAAGGATGTCGATGGCTACGGCAAGAAGATGGCTGACCTTGAGAAGCAGTTGAAGAACCCCGCGAAGCAGGAGCCGCAGGGCGACGATGCCGATGAATCCGACGATGTTGACATCGAACCGGAGGATTCGGACAAGCCGACCGAGCAGGAAGACCCGTTCGCGGAGATCGAGGAACTGCTTGGCGACGATGCCGCAAAGCCGCTGAAGGCGATGCGTGCGGAACTCGCCGAACTTCGCAAGCAGCAGTCCGCTGCTGCGGAGCAATCGTTGCTGGTTCAGGTCGATTCGGCTGATGCGTATTTCCGCTCGCAGTACGGGGCAAAGGCTCCCGACCGCGAGGCGGTGATCGCGGAGATGAATCGACTCGGATCGGCGAATCCCGGAACCTACAAGACCGTCATGCACCTCGCCGAGGAGGCTTACGCCAACCTTGCAGGGAAGAAGGTCGCCAAGCCGGATGCACGGAAGCAGGGTCAGCCGACAGCCGCTCGCGGCGTGTCGCGCAACGAACGACCCCGCACTCCCGTGGATGCGGAGGACGCGATCCTCGATGCCCTCATGGAAGGGAAGACTCGCGACGAGGCGATGCGGCTAATCAGAAAGTGAGCGCAACATGGCTGGCGACTGGTCCCACCTACCTGACCAGCGCGGATGCAGTCATCAACGAAGCCGTCAAGAACACCTACGCCTTCTCCCGTCTTCTCAAGGACAAGACGAGCGAGGCGACGATTCAGGGCGGCAACGAGATCCGCGATGTCATCATGTTCGATGACAGCAGCACCTACGACCACTACCTCCCGAACGACACCTTCAACTGGCGCAACGCACAGGTGCTGGACACGATCAAGTGTCCGTGGCGCTTCAGCCTCGACCACATGGCGTGGACCGACCATGAGATCGAACTGAACTCCGGCGAGGGTTCGGGTCGCGACTATGTCAAGTCGCAGTACAAGCGGCTGAAGCGGCAGAAGGAGCAGCGGATGTGGACCTCGCTGCTCAACGGGTTTGAGAACGACCTGTGGGCTTCGCCGTTCGGCATGAGCGCGGAGATGGAGGGCGCTGGCGGCAAGTTGCCGTACTCGCTCCCCTGCTTCATCAACGAACTCCCGGACTTCAACAACGCCTTCGGCATTCGCGGCGGTCTCCCGCTCGGTTGGTCCACGGTGATGGGTCTCGCCAACAACGCGAGCAACTCCGATACCGCTGGCGAGGATCGCTGGACCAACCAGATCTCGTACTACGACCCCGGAGTGACCGATCCGAATCAGGCGCTTCAGACGAAGGCTGGCATCGAGAACGCTCGCGTCAACGGTCAGACCTTCACCGCCGACATCGGTGGTCTCATCACCGCCTTCGACGATATGTTCCTGAAGTGCGAGTTCGTTCCGCCCAGCACGAAGCAGGAGTACTTTGAGAAGCCGACGCTCAACAGGCAGATGATCCTCTGCTCGCGCCTCGGTCTCAACCAGTACAAGCAGGCTCTCCGCGCCTCCAACGACACGCTGGTGTCGTATCAGGATGCGGCGTACACGAACCCGACTTTCAGCGGGATCGAACTGATGTACTGCTCCAACCTCGACACGGCTGCGATCTTCCCGAGCGGTGCGACGCAGCGCACGGCGTTCGACACGAACATCGCCGCCGCCAGCACCACCACGGGTGCGACCGAGACTGGCGCTTCGGTCATCGACCCCGGCGCTCGCTACTACTGGGTCAACGGCAACTACCTGACCCCGATCTATCACTCGCGCCGCTACTTCAGCAAGCACGAAGTGATGAAGCACCCGAACCAGCCCTTCACCTATGTTCAGGTGGTTGACTGCTGGTGGAACCTGTTCTGCAACTCGCGTCAGCGCCACGGCATCGTCGCTCCGCTCGCGATCTCCTGATGATCACGGGGGGGGGCTGGACCTCCAGCCCCCCCTGACTTCACACAAGAAAGGACTGATCTCAATGCTCTTTGCTCCTACTGCTGGTCCTGTCGGATTCCAGCCCCACACGCACGCTTGCCGAATGGTCAACAAGCACTCCGCAGCGCTTGCCGTCGGCGATGTCGTGATCACCTCGTTTGGTCACACCAGCGCCGTCTATCCGGCGACCACCATCGCGCAGCAGTCGCTCTCCCCGTTCTCCTGCGTCAAGTTGGCTGACGGCAATGCCGCCGATACCAACGGCGATGGATCGCACGCCAACGGCGGTTTCGTCG